TGGTTAATGCATGGGCAACAGGTGCAGCAGCTAATTTATTAGGAGGTAACACAAGTGCATCAGGAATGCTTGCCAGATCAACAGGACAGATAATGAATCCTAACATTGAACTTCTATTCAACGGAGTAAAATTAAGATCCTTTATGTTTGAATTTGATCTAGCACCAAGAGATAGATATGAAGCACTGGAAATAAAAAGAATAATCAGACAACTTAAATCAAATATGGCTCCAACTACCGATAGCCTAGATTCAAAATCAGGTGGATTATCAATCAAAGGTCTATTCTTAAAATCCCCAAATATATTTCAATTAAAATACAAAAAGGGTAGTAGACCACATCCATTTTTAAATTTATTTAAAAAAATGGCTTTAGTGGATATAGGAGTTAATTACACTGGTTCTGGAACGTATATGACTTATGCTGATGGAACACCTGTTCACACAAAACTTTCTTTAGCATTTCAAGAATTGGATCCAGTCTACCGAGAAGATTATAATGATGTAATGGACAATGACAAAGCCCCAGTAGGATACTAATATGACATATTTCAGAGAACTACCAAATTTACAATACCAATCATTTTTATCTAATAATAATTCTTCTCAGAATTATTTGACGGTTAAAAATCTTTTTAGAAGATGTAAATTACGTGATGACTTACAAAGTACATTTACACTCTTTGACAAATATGAAATCCCAGAAGGTGCCAGACCAGATACAGTAGCAGAAGGATTTTATGGAAGTTCAGGATTAGATTGGGTTGTCCTAATGACTGCTGGTATTGTTAATGTAAGAAATGAATGGCCATTATCAGATAGAGAACTCTATGATTATTCATCAGAACTTTATGGTAGCGAATTAACTAATATTCATCACTACGAAACAACAGAAGTTAAAGATTTTGATGGGAAACTAATTCTTCCAGCAGGAAAAGTAGTAGATTATGGATTTAAAATTCCTGATCCAAATGACTCTAAAGCAACTTTATCACCTATAACTGGAATTAGTAATTATGAATATCAAGTGAGAAAAAATAATAAAAAACGATCAATATATATTTTAAAACAGATGTATCTACAACAATTCTTGAATGATATGAAACGAGAAATGATGTATTCAAGATCATCACAATACGTTGATGAAAACCTATCACGTACAGAAAATACTAAGGTTACAATGCCATAAAAAAAAAGGGGTCTTAACGACCCCTTTCTTGCATCATTCTGCTGCTAACTTAGCAAAGTATGATAACGTATCATCATCATCTTCAGCACCCCCACCAACTGGAACAGTTGGTTCTGATACTGCAGCAGTAACTAATTGCTCTGCTGAACCACGACCTTCACTTTCATCTGATAGTTCTTCTTCAACAGGACGTGCCTTATTTCCAAGAACATAACCAAGACGCTTTTTCAAATCATCATAAGATTTAAACTGGTCAGGAGCAATAAATTCTTCTAAAGAAGATTGCTTCTTCCATACTTCTTCTAATGCATCATCATCTTCATCTTTCAGTAAAGGACTAACAGCAGCAAACTCAGAACTATCATAGTTCCTATATCCAGCAACATTCTTTGCCTTCAACTTGAAGTTAGCACCTTGCCAGAAGTCAAATGGATCAATTGCTTCCTCATCCTCAAACTCAGGCTGCATTGCTGCAGTTAGTTTGTCAAAGATTTTCTTGCCATACTTGTACAAGAATACTTTACCTTCGTTCTCAGGATTCGCTGGATCCTTAACAACATAGATGTTAGAAACATAAGTTAGTTTACGCTTCTGTCTACGTGCTGTTTCTTTACCAGCATCTGTACCATTGTTCCATAGAGTAGTATTAAACTCTGAAACAGGATCCTTTTGACCTAAAGTAGTCAAAGAATTCTCAATATACCATCCACCAGGACCTTGAAAGGCATGGGAGTATAGTTTTACAAATGGTAGATCCTCACCATCGGGAGCAGGAAGGAAACGAATAACAGCATAACCATTACCTGATTTATCTACATCTAATTTCCATAAACGGTCATCAGCGTTAGAACCAGCATTATTCATTTTTTCGACTTCCTTGACCAGTTTAGCGGTCAATGAGCCAAGCTTAGATTGCTTTTTTAAGTCTGCGAAAGACATTTAGATTACCTCGGATTAATTGGATTCGTTGGATTGGTTTTATTATAACAAAGAATTGATAATTAGTCAACATGTTGTCGAAGATTATTAATAGTTTGACTCATACCATTAAACAACATCTGTATGTCAGTTCCTTGTGGGAATCCCATCAATTGTACTGATTTTTGTAGTTGTTCTTTCATTTTAACTGCCATTGGATCATCCGAAAGGGATAATCTTGTGTACATTACACGTTGCTTCTCTAACAACTCAGTCAATTGATCAATATGGTCCCTTTTTTCTTCTTTAGATAAAGAATTAAGGTTTCCCATAGCACTATAAACTTCATGCTGCATTCTATTAATATCTTCTAATTCATCTTGAACTATGTCAGACTCAAAGAAGTTGTTCATTCATCTACAACCTCTGGTTCTGGACTCAGTTCACCACCATCTGCTTCAACTGCTTCATCAGTACCAGCAACTTTACTATCTTCAATTTGTCTTAGAACATCAAGAGCACCTATAATTTTAAGGCGATTTTGTTCACATTGTACCAATTGTTGCTGCAAATCTGCAATAACATCATTATTTTCAAGAGCCATGATTGACAACCTCCTTTAAGATTTTTTTGTAGTTAAATACATTGATATTTATGAAGGGAATGTACTTCTTAATTTTAAGACTTACGGATTCCCACACTGGATCATCCAACTTTTTATCAAAGTTTTTTCTGAAAGAAAAGACCTTTTCCAGTATAGTAAGCGTTTCTAGCGAGATCTCTCCACCCAGATATCTTTTTAGAACCAATGGGTGCCCCTTCGAACAACTGAATAGCTTTTCTAAGTCTGTCTCCGAAAGTAATTTCTCGGACTGCTCCTTGAAAATATAAGTCATACTCTGTCTCCGTTTCATCCACTCGGCGTATGTTCTTTCGCCACTGTTGATTATTTCTCCAATCCATAAGTTTTGTGGGTTGTCAGTGTGTACAAAATTTGCTAAAAGAAAATTTAAAACTTCTTCATCAGAATATTTACGACTCGTTTTTTCGAAAAAATATTTATCCTTCCGTTTGTTAAAAGAAGTCATAGTAGCACGGGATTTACCTCCATACTTAAAAAAGTCATACTTAGGATTAGTAAAATGACTCTTCATAGAGAGATAAGTTTGATAGGTTTCAAACGGTGTCACTTTCATCAAGCACTTCCACATTATCTAGTTCAGTTATCGAATCAACAGGCACTTCTGCCTCGCCAATACGATACCAATGTTGATTTACACCTATACTATCAGGTTTTACCCCTAAGTATTCAAGTTCTGACCAATTATGTTCACGCAACATCGCTTGAAGACGATAATGCATTAATTCAGATTTTGTAGGCATTATAAAGGAAGTTTAGCTCTTGATGTTTTCTTCATAAAATTAAGATTAATAGCATCATACTTCAACCTTTCTTTTAATGTTTTTGAAATGAGTTTCGTTACAGATTCTACCTCAATACCATTAGCATCACAATAATGACAAATAGCATCAATGTAATTCATTCCTTCCTTTGCTACAATTTGCTCAATTTCAAGAGCAAACTTAGATGGTGTTAGAAATTTACTTTCTATTACCTTCTCCAATTCCTTATTAGTTTCCATAGAGTTCCAATTTATCTCCAACAAATTTTCTAATATATTTGCCGAGAAGTTTAATGTACTTTGCTTTATCAGTTTCTTCATAGACGACACATTCTCCATTTTCACAAGCCATAATGATCACAAGTTTTTTGATGGGTATACCCTTCATTTCATATAGCATACATCCATATGCCATTGCCTGAACAAAATAATGCTCAACCCACTCTCGTGGTTTAGGTTTTTTAGATGTCTTAAAATCGATTATTGCTAATTCACCGTCATATTCGGCAATACAATCAACGGTTCCAGCAACTCCCAATTGCTTACTATATAGCGGTCCTTCCAGAGCGTATATATTATTTATTTTATTAAGGGTACCCTTTGCTATTTTAAAGAGAAATTCGGAAATGGGTGGAACTTTGGGAAGGACTTCATCATTTTTTAGATAATGTTCTGTAAGAGTGTGCATATCAGTCCCACGGGTTGTTGCCGCTTTCGTGATTTTATCTGCTGTCTCATTACCTACTTTCTTCCTCCAGTTAATAAAGATTTCCTTATTAAAATGACTCGTTACCGAAGTAATGGACACCATCTTAATAAGTTCTTCTTCATCAGGAATTTTATAGTACCTGACTCCATCTATATGCTCTCTTTCCAGAGAACAGAGATTCAATTCAACATGATCAAACATTTACTTAAAATCCTGCCTCCATTTTTGCAATAAGATATTCCTTAACAAGTCCAGATCGAACAATATCTGAAATACCAAACTCTATTATATCAAAAGATGGCATATTACGCAAGATACCTAAAAAATCTACAATACCATTCCTTTCATTCGTTTTTGTAAGATCACTCTGTGATCCATCACCACAAAATATAATTTTAGAATTCTGACCTACACGAGTAATAATAGAATCTAATTCATGCATTGACATATTTTGAAATTCATCAACAATAATAATAGAATTATCTAATGTAGTTCCTCTTAAAAATGAAGTACTCCAAAATTTTATAGTATCTTGTGATTTAAGATTTCCATATAACATCTCAAAATCAGAATCATTAGCCATTTCAAACATATACTTCACCATATTTTTATATGGAATTTGGTATATATCCGACTTATCCTCATAATTTCCAGGAAGAAATCCAATTTCTCTAGTAGCAACTAAAGAACGAACTAGATAAATTCTTTCATATGGTGTATTTTGATTTAAAACTTCACGAAGAGCATTATAAAAACTAATGAATGTTTTGCCAGTTCCAGCACACCCATATGCAATAATATTCTTCCCCTTATTATAAGAATCAAATAAATTCTTCTGACTATCAGTAATAGGTTCAATATCAACCAGATACTCAGAATGAATAGGTTTTTTCTTTTTTAATTGAGTTGTTGTTAATCCAACTCCAATAGGGTGATCCATAGGATCTTTCTTTTTTCTTGGCATATTACTAAAGTTTCTTTACAGTAGACTTTGGTGCTGTTTGTGCTTTAGCTAAGACCTCATTCCATCCAGGTTTGGTTTTTCTTAACTTATCTCTCCAATCCCCCACTTCTGTTGCCATAGGACATGTTGATGGATCAGACCAATCTCGTTTCCAATCAGGATTATCGTCACACCATTCATCCCAATCCAATATACTCATTTGAACTTCTTTTTGTTCACCAGTTTCTTTGTGAACCACAGGATATGTTGCCATAATAATTAAGTCATGTAAAAATATTTAGACCCACTCTAGGGCTTCTGAAACTGCAGGGAACTGTTCTACGAAAATGTTCCTACATGCTTCTGCTATATCCATGTGCTCTTTTTGAGTACCATGTGCAGAACGCAGATTGATATAATGTATCCAAGAACGGCAAGAACCAGTCATATAGATCCTTGTGGGTGTGCAAAGAGGTAATACCATTCTGGCACATTCTTTGGCCACACCATCCTCTAACATCTGATTATAAAGTGATAGCGAAGAACTAAACAATGTCTCCATTTGTTTATTCAATGTCTCTACCATCTTAGGATCCAAATCATCAGTAGAATTTTGCCTATTTTTCAAATCTTGCTTCCGAAGTTCAGGTAACTCAATATTTCCCAAAGCCGTACTATCGGCATATCTCTGAGAAAACTCCTGAAAGGTAAAACTCCTATGTCTTAGGATTTGTGCAGCAATGGCACGTGTAGTCTCAATTTCCAAAGTCATCGAAGATTGCTCAAAAACACTCCAATGATTATGTTTGATACAATACCTTAATAGTCCTGCATACTTCTCATTGTCCTGATTTGATGGATTAGAAACACGAGCAATATAACCCATTGTCTTTTCAGCATCAGGTGTGATACTTACAAATTTTACAGTCATTTTTCTACAGAATAAGTTTTTTCTTAGGTGGAGTTGCAACAGGAGCATACATTTGATTATATTGCTCAATGATTTCATCTTGTGTATTCGCAATATACACAACATATTTTTTAGTTACTTCCAATTCAGTATCTCTTGCTTCAAGAAGTGGTGACCAAGGAGCAAATCCCATTTGTCCCTGACCTGAAGGAACTGCGAAAATAGGATTCTTAATTACAATAGAATTTTCATCCTCTTTAACAAGATCTGCTATTACGTCTTCGCCAGACCACATACGAATCAATTTTACATTCATTTACCAAATCCTTTTGAGTTTTTTGCTTCTGCTGTTGCAAGTTCTTCTTTGATGACTCTCAGTTGAGATTTCATAGTTTTGATTTGTTCATCGGTATATAGATGATCTTGCTTAAGTAATCTTGCAAGCATCTTCACCAACCTTCGTGCCCTATTAGTCTGCATAACCATCGTCATCATCTAGTATCTCATCATAATCGCCAAAGAGGAACCCATCCACATTAGCTGCTTCTTTGTATGCTTCAACATCAGAATAAACCTCTGCTTTAAGAGCATCAACTAATAATTCCAAATTACGAACTATCAATTTAAGTTTGTCTTTCTCCATAACATGATCAACTTTCATACATTTTACACAAAAAAAGAGCGTCTGTCAAGAGACGCTCTCATATTAAGTTATTAACTCCTATTAGACGGCAGATAGAACACGTTTGTGTCCTTCAGCATCTACAAGAAACGATACACCACGGTATGTCTCCATATGTTCTGCTGGTCTAACTGTCTTGTTAGGACGGTTCTCGGTATCATATGTGATACCACG